TGTGCAGTTGATTAATATTGCGTATTTAGTAACCTCTACGGCCCATGGCCCCGGTGTATGTTTTAATTCAATCTTTTCCATTATATTTGTGCTTTAGGTGTTTACTAATCTTTTTCAATAGCCCGTCTGTTTGCGCAGCGGGTTATTTTGTTTCTTTGTTTCTGGAACCGTGCCTGTACCCCATAGCATAGCTATTGATTATTATTACGAACAACAACAGTATGAAAACGGTATTAGACATCTTACTGCTGTTTAGAAAGTTCTGAAAGGGTGGCACGGGCCTGTCCAATAGCTTCCTCTGCTATGCCCTGCCTGTCCCATCCGGTTAAATCGTTTCCGGATGCTAAGATCCCAGACAAAATGCCCTGCATTGCTGCCATTGTGAATCTTTCCAGTTTAGTCATCCCACCATGTGAATACGTGTCAGAGTAAACGCCGCCGCCTTGAAACTTTGGTTCAGTCGTAATCTCCGGATATGCGGATTCTTTATAATTATCCATTATTAGCCGTTTTACCAGTGAAGAAATCCCTGATCAGTCCAGCAATGCCCATTTTATACAGTCCAAACAAGGCAAGGGCTGTTCCGGCTACCATGTAAGTAGTTCCGGCGGTAATAATCGTGTGTACAAGTTGAGTGTTCATGATTTGGTGTTTATTAGAGTTAATTAGAGATTTATTAGAGGCCCTAGTCCCGGATGGTTTCGGGCCGACTATGATTAAATAATTCGTTTCCCATTAAAGTCTGTAGCTGTTAAGCAGCTGTTTATCCTAACTTCTTTGTTATTGGCGTAAACCTGCGCCCAGCCCATAGCATCTGACAGGATACCCCATCGAGTAGACCATGGCTTACAGTCCGCTGCAAGACCCTTGTAGGTAACACGTACTTCGAATCCGCTGCCATCCTCAATCACCACAATGCGCCGATACTGGCTAACCCACTCGAAATACAGTCGATTGCTGCTAACAATGTGGCCAGTTTGACCTTTGAAAATCTTGCTCTCAATAAGGGCGGTATTGAACGATGTACGCATGTTTGGGTGGGTTTATAAGGGGTGATTAAATAGCTTTCTTAAAGGGATCAAACAGGCTGCTTACAGCAGACACTATATCCACAGGCTTATTGTTAGCCTCATAGTAGGCGATAACTTCAGGATAAGCCTGTACGCGAACCTCCCGCAGCTTATTGATGAACTGCCACAGCTCAACCTCTGCGTGTGCATTTTCGAAGGTCATTTCATCCAGTACCCATGCATTGCCCCGGTAAACAAGCAGTCCATGAGCGGTTATTGTGCCCCAAGGGAGGGGGTAGTCAATCTGTAACCTATATGCCCCGTCTGTTTTGTCGGTTATCTCAAACCGGAAGCCATAGTTGTTAATTGCTGTAGTGGTCATGGTGAGTGGATTTTAGTGGTTAGAGTGATTGAAGATCTTGTTCAGTCTTTTTCTGTTCCCTGATTACTTTCTTGGCCTCTTTTACCACCTTTTTCAGTGTTTCATAATCTGAAGACTCGCCGTAAAGAACCCCATAAACTGTTCTCCTTTTTACTTCCAGTCGCTGGCAGATTTCGGTAAGATTAACCTGGGCCAGTACTCCCTTTATCTCTGCTACTTTGTCTTTAGAAAGTAAACTCATAATGAATTTGTGGTATAAGATTTGGTAATTCTGTTATCCGTTTGTACGTTTGTTGTACGATTATGAAGCAAATTTGCGAAGTTTTTGCGAATAAAACAAATAATTCGCGTAAAAAATGAATTAATTTATTGTAACAATGTTGCATAAACCAGAAGATCTAAGACAGGAAAGGTTCTTAGAGCACGTAAATGGCCTAAATATACGCTTCCCAGGCAAAGCAATTGCAGATAAAACTGGTTATGGTGGGAGTATAGTAAGCGAATATTTAAAGAGTAAGAAGGTGGTTAGCGAGAGCTTTTTGCGAATTTATTGCGAAAAGTTTTCGGCTGACTTTGACTATATAATGGGGTATAAACCAGCCCCTGCTGGAGATAAATTAAATCCAGAGCGGGCCTTGATTAAAGCGCTTGCATACCAGGCCGCCAAGGGCCTGGTAGAGATAGATATTTTGCGTAAAGAATTAGAGGACTTGAAGGCTGAGGTTACAAGCATAAAGACTAAGAAGAAGAGGATCGCCCCAAAAGACGCTCCTGCACCTCTGTCTTTTCGTGCTGCAGTAGAAGAGATAAAGAAAAATACCAACTTGGTTCGGAGCCTGGAATTGGATCTTGATGGGATTTAACCTTTTCGTTTTGGCGGGGGCTTTTCTTTGCTGTTTTTGCTTTTTTGTGTTTCATACTCTGGTGTACTTTACGGTCAAGTAATAGGATTCCCTTAGGTCTTGCGACACGGTCAAAATTTGAGCAGAGGAGTTACTAGGGGGGTTGGGCAATCCGGTTAGACAGGATCAGCATAGGATCGATGCGAACAGGACGGCTAATTTAGCGAATTAATAATATTCACAAAACCATTCAGGAATAATCAAACGAAAATGTTACCTGGATAATTGTATGATGTTGATAACATCTAATTTCCATAACACGAATGCAGCGTATATGCGTAGTGAATGTTAAAACCAAAATACACCTATATGAAAAGACTAATTCTATTTATCCTGCTATGCCTTATCCTAGCATGTTCAAAGGATGAAAATAAGATTGCAGACAGCGATTGTGGTGCGATAATTGGCCTTGATCAGCGTCGGCCTGACGGAGGCGTTCAGGAGATGAGCCCCGCTGTGTATTGCGGCGAAAATTGGAAATATTTCGAAGATTTACAGATAGCGTCTTCTCTGAAGATTAAAAAGGGAGATACACGGCCATTGGCTACCTACCTGGTGGCAACGAAGTCAGATACGGTTTACATCCGATATAAAAGCGGGAATGTGCCACAATCCACCATAGACTCGTTTGTGAATATTGGATATGCAACCAATATTCAAACTCTTACAGGGCTTGAACGAATTAATTGGCCATAACATGAAAAATACGATATTCGCTGTCCTTTGCTTTACCACACTTGTGTCATGTAGGCTATCAAATCAAAATAAGGCTGAAGCAAATGTATCTGAATACTTATCAAAGTCGCTGGATGATCCAGGAAGCTACCAACCTATTGGCTTCGACTCCCTGGAAATATCCGTTAAATATGATGAAATGGCCCCTGAGATGCTAAAGAATGCGAAATACACCATTCTACACACGTACCGCAGCAAAAACGTATTTTCGGCCCTTATGATTAATGAAGAGGTTTTCTATCTCGACTACAATCTAAATGTATTAGGGCATTTAAGCAAGGAAGAATCAGCTATCAGAAAGACTCTATATTCAAACTCTGGATATTAACAGTATGGTCCTTCACACGCCTAACATACTGGATACAGAAGCCTCTATTGTCCAATCCAGGGCTATGGGGGTACACTGTAAGATCACCAAGCTGTCCGGTATGACAGGGGAGCCCGATCTATGGTTCTACAACGCGGACCATAAGCTGAGCAGGCATCCCGGGCCGCAGGAAGTAATGGAGCGTATGGGCCTGCAGATATACGTCACCCAAGAGGGATGCAATGTCCTGCTCTTCAATACTTGGCATCCGCATGCTAAAATTGCAGCTGGCGACAGTGTTACTGTGTTTTTCCATGGTGGTCAGGCGTGGCGTGGCGTATTCCTTACCGGTGGCCTCCGGGAGAATAACCGTAAGCGCAGCCTGATTATTGTACAGAATTACGAACTCGATGCATTCACCAGGGAGTCTGTGAGCTATATAGAGATATTGAACCACAGAACCGGCAGGGTAATGGTGTATAGTCTGCTGAACTACCCCAACATGCAGTATAAAAATGCGGAAGAGGGGGAGCGCCTGCTGCAGATCATGGCTATGCGCGTCATGGGCGCAAAAGAAATGATGGCTAGGACAAGGATAATGTGATAGTTTATTAACGCATTTTAAAAAAGGCTTCGAGTGAGTATGGCAAAATAATATTTCTATATCTTCATATTTCGCTGATCTTCGTACATCTTTTCCAAGCCTTTCCGTATAGCCACCTGATCAGCCTCAGAAAACCCCAGTGGGTTGCCCCGTGGATTCTTGCCGGATATTTTCTGCTTATAGCTCTTCACCTGCGGTGCGTATTTCGGGAAAAACCTATCAGCCTTTACGTATGTCCATATAGTGTCCATGGTGCCTAATTTAAGCTAAAAGCCGCCCTTTTGAGGCGGCCTTGTGAGTTACTTTACTTCTTCATAAGTGAGGTCGAACATATCAGCCTTGCAGGGATAGAACATCCGATCATCGGTCGGAAAGGGTTCTTTGATCAGGTAGTCTCCGAATCCGCAGAGCATTTCACCCTCCTTTGTTGGGATCAGTATTCCGGCTTCTGATTCTTTAACCTGCTTGTCTGCTGGCTGGATGCTGTTAGCCCAAACCAGCACCTCCTGAAGGTTTTCATGGGTAAGCTGAACTGCTGTAATCTGAACCGGTTTCTTTCTAAATGTTTTCATGGTGTTAACTGTTTTGATGAAGTAAAGATAGTAAGACTTTTTCGTATTACCAAATAATTCTGCGATTATTTTTATATCTTTTTGAAACGACATAGACAAAATCTATATCTTTGTATAAGAGCGTTCCGGGATAAACACCTGGCCGCCAATAAATGAAGGGTAAGGATAATACACAAAAGGGTGAACTGACTCCAAAACAGCTCATGTTTTGCGAGCAATATCTTATTGACAGAAATGGTACCCAAGCGGCCATTCGGGCCGGATACTCCTCTAAAACAGCTAACGAGCAAGCTTCCCGCCTGTTAGCAAATGTTAAGATTCAACAGTACATCAAGGCAAAAACCCAAAAGGTTCTGGATAAGATGGAGATCACCCAGGAAAAGGTGATGCGGGAGTATGCTCGCTTGGCATTCTCAGACCTGCGCCAGTATTACAATGAAGACGGTTCACTGAAGAATATCCATGACATCAGCGATGATGCCGCCGCCGCTTTGGCTGGACTGGAGAGTGATGAGTTGTGGGAAACAGACGAAGACGGAGCTAAGAAGCCCGTGGGTGTGACCAGGAAGATCAAGATATGGGGTAAGCGCGAAGCTCTGGATAGCATTTGCAAGGTGAAAGGCTGGAATGCGCCGGAAAAGAAAGACCATACGACCAACGGGGAGAGCCTTAATAAGCTACCGGATCTGTCGGGATTAACGGCGGAAGAACTCCGTGTCTTGGCAAAGCTTAAACGTAAAATTGATGTTGAACGTATATGAGGCTGAACTTGGGCGCCGGCATCTCACAGATTTTACCATCTATACGATGCCCAGCTTCAGGCCGAATTGGTTTCATACATTATACTACGAAGTTCTTAACAAGTTTGCAAAAGGGGAGATAAAGAAGCTGGCAATTTCGGTCCCGCCACAACACGGGAAATCACGTGGCAGCACATTACAGTTGCCGTCGTTCATTCTCGGACTGAACCCAGATAGGAAGATCGCTATTGCGTCGTATAATACCACAAAGGCCCGAAAGTTCAATAGGCAGATTCAGCAACTTATGAGCACGCCAGAGTATCGGCAGATATTCCCCGACGCTTGCCTGCCTACAGAGAGGGACAAAAACTATGTGAGGACTCAGGACGAATTCGATATAGTGGGCAAAGAGGGTGGTTTGAAAGCGGTGGGGGTAGGCGGTCCGCTTACCGGTGATCCGGTGGATATAATGATTATAGATGACATCTACAAGGACCAGAAAAGCGCATGGAGCCCCACTATTCGCGAGTCTATCCAGGACTGGTACGATACAGTAGCCGATAGCCGACTGCATAACGATAGCCAGGTATTGATAGTGTTTACCAGATGGCACGAAGCGGATCTCCTGGGGCATATACTGGCCCTTGAAAAGGATTGGCAGGTAATAAACTATCCAGCTATCAAAGTCGGTCCACCTACCGAAGTGGACCCGCGAAAAGATGGTGAGCCGCTTTGGCCAGAAAGGCACAACAAAGAGAAGCTGGAAAAGACTCGCAAACGCAATGCGCATGTATTCCAGAGTCTCTACCAGGGTGACCCGAAGCCTAAAGAGGGGCTTCTTTATAAGAATCTGAAGCTGTACAGGGAGTTGCCCGCAGGAGCGGTTAAACGACGGGCAGTAGTCGATACAGCGGATACAGGAGAGGATAATTTGTGTAGTGTCGTTTACGTGCCCACTAGAGCCGGTTATTACCTCTTAGATGTAATATATACGTCCGAGAGCATGGAGAGAACCGAGGGCAAGACAGCTACACAGTTTACGAAATGGGAGGTGCAGGACGCGAAGATAGAAAGCAACAATGGCGGACGAGGGTTCGCCAGGAATGTGGAAAGGATTTGCAGGGAGATCGGTAACAGGCGTACGTCAATCAAATGGTTTCATCAGTCCCAAAACAAAGAGGTTCGCATATTCACGAATGCCCCAGAGGTTATGAATATGTGCTATTTCCCGGTAGGGTGGGATTTGATGTGGCCGGAGTTTTACGCAGCAATAACGGGATATATGGCGGCAGGAGGGAACTCGCATGATGACGGGCCCGACGCGCTAACAATGATAATAGAAGAAGAGCAAAAGGGTACTTACAAAATATACTAACATGATACTGGATATAGGCGACATCAAGCGCATTATCAAGGAACGGCCCAATAAGGCCATCGTCGAGGAAGGTCAGAAGATGAACAAGAAGCTGGCGGTTCACATCGCCGGCATAGGCATGGATACCTATCTGGAACAGATCAACACCTTTGAGAATGCGGACCAGAAGCTGATACGACAGAAGTACGCTCGCTCGAACGTTGATCTGTTTGATCGTCTGTCCCGGCCAATAGACGAGGTATTTAGCGCCCGTGGCGGGTCTGTATACTATAACCTTCCCAAGTCGCAGGAGGCTGATTTTCGCGTCCGCTTATCCAGTGTAGAGTGGGGTTATACATTACGTAAGTGGATGGACCATATAGCAAAGATCGCCTACCTCATGGACCCGATGGGTCTGATCTTCAATGAAGTGGGCAACGGGGAAGCCTACCCGACATATAAAAGCATTGCCGGCATATACGATTACCAGCTGAACGGCAGAAACCTTGACTACGTGATCTTTACCACCAAGGACAAGAACATTTACCGCGTAGTAGATGACAACTTTGATCGCCTGGTGAAATGGGATGGTGAGAATATCAGGACTGTATCCGGTAAAACCTATCCCAATTATTTCGGTCATGTATCCGCCCAGGTAGCATCGGACATAGTAAAGCCCGGCATGGACGTCTTTTGCAGTCCATTCTGGACCGTCGTAGAGCTGGCCGATGAATTCCTGCGGGAGGGGTCAATAAAGAGCGTATATAAGCTCTTACACGGCTTCCCTAAGTACTGGCAATACACATCTGATTGCGTAGACTGCGAAGGCCATGGTGTGAAGAATGGCGCGGATTGCCCGGCATGCCGTGGTACCGGCAAAAAGCTGAAGCATGATGTGGCAGATAACATTAATCTGCCGGTCCCTCAGAAAGAAGATCCTAAGATCGCCCCCGATGTGGCCGGGTATGTTACGCCCGACATCAAGGGTTGGGAGGCAATGACCGCCGAGCTGCAGCTCCTGGAAGACGTCATGAATCATACTGTATGGGGAACGCACCAGCAAGATAAGGCAGACAACGAAACCGCAACAGGGCGTTTTATCGACATTCAGCCGGCTAATAGGCGATTAAATAAGTTCAGCGAATGGGGGGAAGGGATAGAAAAGTTCATCACGGACGAACTCGGATATTTTTATTTCCCCGGATCATATAAGGGCTCATCCGTCAATTATGGCAGACGGTACCTGATCGAGTCGCCGGATACTGTGTGGGAGAAATACCTAACCGCCCGGGAAAAGGGAGCCCCGCAATCTACGCTGGATGAGCTGTTACGCGACTACTACTACACTAAATACAGCAACGATAGCCTGGAACTGCAGAAGCATATACGGCTCATGAAGCTCGAACCGTTCGTTCACCTGACCATTACAGAATCTAAATTGGTCGCCATGGGTACCCTGGACTATAAGATGAAGCTGTACTTCACAGAATGGCTAGGCACCCTGCAAGAATCAAATCTGCTTTTCGGTGATCTGGAGATGTTGAGGGCATCACTTAAGGAGTACGCCCAGGGCAAGGAAGATATGCAGCAACCAGAGCCTGAGCCGGTTGGTTTTGGCAGAAGAAACTAGTCATTTATTAACTCTAAATATTAAGAAATGGCAATTCATCACAAAACAAAGGAAAGGTATTTAAAACTGAAAGACACCGGGCTCACCGCCGAGGAGCTAAAAGAACAAATGTTAGTGGATGAGATAGATCCGGCTGACATTGATTCGTTCATTACGGAAGCTTACAGCGACGAACAGGGAGATGGCGCCGAAAAGGCCCCTCAGACCACCAAGGCGGCTAAAACCGATAAAACGCCAAAGGTGGCGGAAACAGCCAATTCCGTCTATGAAGAATGGAAGATGGCGGTATCTCACGAATCCGGGTCGCCTGTCCTGGAAAAGGTGAAGAAGATCAAGGACGTGAAGATCACCGGCGACCGGGCCGAACGCCTTAATGAACAGGCCTTTAACCGCAGGGTTAAGTATTTCCTAAAACAAAACTAATTGCATGTTATCCATTGACATACAGAAACAAATTGCCGCCTTGCTGAAAATCGACGAAAAGACCTTCCTGGAAGCCGTTAAGAGCGAAAAGGAGGCTGAAGTAAAGGTTCCTGAAGGCCTACAGGTATTCACCTCTACTGAGCTCACAGCCAGGGATGATAACCAGAAAAAGCTGGGGTACAATGACGGCAAAGAAGCGGGCCTGGAAATCTTTGTAAAGGAACAGAAGCAGAAACTAGGCCTGGACTTCGAAGGCAAAGACCCGGAAAAGCTCATTTCGTCCCTGCAGACAAAGGTATTGGCGGACGCCAAGATAGAGCCTAACCAGAAGATAAAAGAAAAGGAAGAGCAGATAGCCAAGCTTCAGGGTACCGTCCAGGACTTCGAAAACAAATACAAGACGTCTGAGCAGGAGAAGAGCGAAATGCGCACAATGGGCAAGCTGACTGCCGCTGTGCCTTCTGGTTTGCCCATTGAGGCTGACGAAGTGATCATGAGCATGCGCACCCGTGGCTATTCCTTTGAAGTGGATGATTCCGGAAATATCACCCCTAAGAAGAACGGGGAGGTATTGCGCGACTCGAAAACACAGAACCCGCTGGACCACAAGGCTGTCATTAACGACTACGTGACAAATGAGCGTAAATGGGTGACCAGCCAAGGGGACACAAAAACAGGTCGCGGCGGTGGTAGTGATCGTCGCACATCCGGCGTAGTAACCAAGATGAGTGAAGCTAAAGCGCAATGGGAGGGCCAAGGTAAAAGTGTAAACTCTGCGGATTTCCAGGCGTTCGTCACTGAAGCGGCAAAGGATAACAAGGACTTTAATTGGGATGAATAACCGAAAGCCCTGCGCAAGTGGGGCTTTAACTTTTTCTATGCTAATACTTCTCGTAGGGCTCCAGTAATTTCATTTATATTTGCACCATGATCAAAGTAAATGAGTTACGAGTAGGCAACTTCTTATTTCGACATATGCCAGAGGGCAAGGAAGTGATAGTAGTTGAGGAAATTCGACGGTCTGACGCTCCTGGGGCGCGCTATTTGGTCAAGAATTTTTTATGCCCTGTCTACGAACATGAACTGTCTGGCATCCCCCTCACTGACAAGTGGCTCCTGAAGTTGGGGTTTAATGAGAATCACGACGGCCATTTCGTACTGGAAGCAGGCCGCCAATCTTTTAGAATATCGATTGACGAAGGTGATAATATATTGTCATATAAAGGCGATGTAGGGTTAAGCTGGTATGACTTGTCTGAAGTGCTGTACGTTCACCAGATTCAGAACCTTTACCACGCCCTGACCGGTGAAGAACTTCAAATAAAAGAATAGAACGGTTGATATAGGTTCGATTCCTATCTATTCGCTGATTCGGTTCGATTCCGATCGCTGGCCGAGAATTGGGATAACAATGGTTCGGGTCCATTTGAAAAAGCATGCCCTGCGGTTAGGGTGGCCATTAAAGCGGGAGTAGTTTCCGCTTTTTTTATTCCTCTATAATATTTTTTGTTGAAATAGATTTTATCTATATCTTTGAATTGGTTACTTATTGCTCAACCTAAGATACCAGGAAGTGATAAGGCCGGAATCTCGCCTAAGAAAATTGGCAAAGTAGATAAGCGCAGGACACAGCGCAAAGCATTATCCCAAGATGCTGGGAGTATTCTCACATACTCTTTAAAATGCCAAATTTTTCAGCCACTAATCTTGTTAAAGCACAAGCAAGGCTCAAACAACAGTTTACAGAGGGGGAAATGAGGACAAAGCAGCGTCCTGCTGTAATGCTCGCCCAGAAGAACCTGGACATTTTGATCCCTTCCCATCAACAGCTTCGCACGCGTGAAGATCGCGCTATAGAGGCAAATATCCTAGCACGCAGCAAGCGCTCCACTACTTCCAGCAGGACACACAATCACACCGGTAACAGGGGTGATTCTTTCGTGTTACCGCTTACCTGGACCACCTTCGTTGATAAGTTCTCTATCTCGCTGAAGCAGATGGATAACAACATCTTCAACTTCGAAGAAACACTGGCCCAGCAGATACTTAACGCAGCGCTGAACCTGAATGAGGACATCGAGACCTTTATGATCGATTTCCTTTTCACAAACCGGAGCCAGATCAATGTAGCGGCTGCAGGCGGTACATTCAATGCCGCAAACGACGCATACGAGATCGCTGCAGCTGATAAGAGCAGGTTCTATCAGCTGGCCAAGTCCATGATGAGGCAGAACAATTATCGTGGCAGCTTCGACGTTATCGCATCTTCTCTCACATATATTGATGGGGAATTCTACGCCAACCAAGGCGGCGGCAACCAAACCAACACCAACTTCCAGTTTACTGGCTTAAACATCGCCGAGTCTATCGAGTTGGAAGATGCTAACTACCCGGGCGGGATTTCCTTAATCATGCCTGCGGGTCAATTCGCAATGCTTCCCTGGATACCGAAGCAGAACCGCGAAGGATGGGGTGATTATAACTCATACGTAGGTGGTTTTGGCTCTATCCAAGACCCGCTGGGTAGCGGCATGACCTTCGCTCTTCACATCTACGCTGACCGCGCAGACACCTCCGCTTCAAACGGTAACACCCAGGACGTAGTACTACAGGCCGAAATGTCAATCGACATCGCCCCGGCTCTTCCTGCGCTGTCTACTGCTACCGAAAGCGTGGTATTTGAAGTAGCTCAACTTTCCTAATCAGTAAAAACATAAACATGAAAAAAGCACTATTTCTTTTTGCGTTACTGGTTGGGACTGTGTTAAGCCTCAGTGCTCAACGGGCTACGCTTATGCCGCTGGTTGCGGGTGACACGGTAGTCAATGCCGCTTCTGTGTCCAAGACCTTCACGGTAACGGCCGGTTATTCCGCGGTTGCTGTACAACCGGTGATCACCAAAATATCAGGCACTGTAGGTGGTTCTGCTATTCTCTACTACAGCTTGGACGGTACTAATTTTTCGGCTGCCGGCGATACGTTGACTTTAGCCAATGTGACAACCAATAGCAAAGTATTTGCCAAGGTCACGGCGCCCGGAGTTTATTACAGGGTTACTACAACCGGCACCGGTACAATGTCCGCTCAGATACGCATTTATTACCTGGTCCGTAAACACGACTAATGTTTCGTCCTGAAGCCATACAAGCTCTGGTCGGTCGCGTGGGGTTTAGAAACACCACTCAGGCGGAATACGCTGGACTTATCGCTGCACCCAACACCGATAGTCGTTCAGGCAGGTATTTTGATGAATTCCACAGAATTATCACTGTGCCGAACCTGAAGGACGTAGCCAACCCCGATCCGGCTATCAGTAATGTCGATTTTAACACCATGCTTGCCCAATGGCAGAAATCGGCTATTGCCGCTGTTCTTGGAGGCGTGTTATCAAAGGCAGAACTGATAGAGCACCAGATGATCTATGAACGGGACTACGAGGAACCGCAGGTGTTGGAGAATACCGGCAAGTTCGTCGGCTATATGATCCAGGTTGCTAACCGGACTAACCTGGTAGTTAGGCCAAAGGCATTAAGCCTGTTTTTCAACGAGGCTGGTACCTTCAATATCTATGTCTTCAGTCATCTAAAGAAAGACCCGATAGCCACAATTCCAGTTACTACCGTAGCTGATGAGGAAGTGATTGTTTCTATTCCTGACGTGGTGTTAACCGCGATCGGTTCTGTCAGTAAGTCGCGGACATACTATATCGGATACTTCCAGGATGATATTGAGGCATTAGGGGTTAAAGCGCTCGACTATGGCATGCACCTTAAGCGGACGGCCATATGTTACAATGCGGAAGGCATAGAGGCCGCTGCCGTTTCGGCAACAGATTTCAACCGGTATAATCCACCGTTCACGGGTCGTACGTATGGGCTTAATATCGAGCTTACCAGCTCACGGGACTATACAGAAGTGATCATTCAGAGTCCACAATTATTTGATAAGGCTATCGGGCTACAGATGGCGGCTTTCATTGTGGAAGCAATCATTCACAGCACCAGGTCAAACAAAGACCAGCGGATAGGAGCAGAGGGAGTTAAACAACTCTATACTGATCTGAATCTGCGGTTTTCAACGCCTGAATTCCCATATACGACTGGCTTAAAGAACCAGGTGGAACGGGAGTGTGAAAGAGTATTCCGTAATCTGTTTCCAAAGGATAAAATAAAAACGTTCACTACACCAGCTGATACATGCTCTTTTCAAAAACGGCCCCTGTAGGGGTTGACATACCGATCCAAAAGTTGCAGTCATATCTGCATGACAAGCTCCTGACTAAATGGAGTCTTCAGAATGCACAGTATGAAGCATATGGGAGGTGTTACCGGAATCAAAAGGAGTCCGGATACGTGGCAGAGGTGTATGTCGGGGGTGGTGAGTACAAAGAAGTGTATTTAGATGATCGCATTTCGGTGCTTTCATTCTTCGGCCTATCCGGTGATATCGATTTCGATGTTACCAATACCGCCGATGTTCACCTGATCTTTTGGGTAAACATTAAGAAGCTGTATCCGGCCACCACTCACCGCGCCGACGAAGAGGTAAGGAAGGATGTACAAGAACTGGTTCAAAAGAAGATGTATGGATTCACCCTCAACGGTGTTCGCATGGGTATCGAAAGGGTTCATCAGGAGTACCGGGGGACTATCATGGCGGCACAGGCCAATCTGGATACGCTCAAATACCGGGATATGCATCCCTTCCACTGCTTCAGGTTTGATCTGAAGCTATTGTATGACATTAAACATTGCTAACATTTTAAAACGCTATAACAATGGCAGGATTAAACGCGCTTGACTGTGGAACTGAGGTAAGAAATACCGGTACGACCGGGTGTCCTCTCCACTTTGAAGCTATCAAAGGCGCTTTCCTGGTGCCGAAAGGTCGCGTGTATACGCAAGCAGAACTTGCTACACCCGAATCGCTCCGCGCCGCTCTTGCTGCCGATATTATCGCCGTAAAGAGCAGCAGGATTTTCCCTCTGCACGGGTTCGAAGCAATTACGGACAACACCGAAGACCCGACTTTCCAGACAATGGCAAGTGGCCGGCAGGTGCCGATCCGTGAAGGCAACTACAATTGGATCATGCAGTATTATGATGGTGGCCTGTGCCTTTCCAATAAGCTCCGTTCATTCAAGAACAATACCGGTTATGCGGCGCTGTTCTATGACGCAGCTTACAAGATGGCCGGGACTACTAAAACAGCCAGCGACGGGAAACCCGGGATGGCAGGCGTGCCGTTAGAGGTGTTATATCCCTTCCCCTGGAAAGTGAACGATTTCTCAAACGCGCCGATATACCGTATCCAATTCTCCTTTAAGCCGAACTACATCAATGAGGATATAGCCTACGTTGATGCAGGCTTTAACCTGGATGAACTGGCCGGATTGATCAACATCAATCTGGAAGTTACTGGTACCCCGACCGGCGGTGTTTACCAGGTTCTTCCCCTCGTTGGTTGCGATAAGTCAAACCTTACTGAACTGTACAGCACTCTTCTGGCTGATGAGGCTTTATGGGTACTCTCCAACGCCACTACAGGGGCATCCGTAGCGGTTACGGGCGCAACTTACAACGCAACGCTGGGGACTATCGCAGTCGCTGCCGATACGGCAGACGCAGATTATACGGCCATCACAGCTACAGGCAAGATTCGGATCAATATGGTATCGGCTTCGGCCCTGGACGCAGCGGACATTTCTGGTTATGAAGCTATTCCCGTGGACGTCGTAAGAGGGGCTTAATCATGAAGAACAATATCATTCATCCAATCAGTTTTGGTCGTGTTACCAAAACCTGGAGCCGAGAGAAGTTTATCCGGCAGCTTTCCGCCCAGTTCCCCGATCACGATATAGTTGCTTACGCCGACGCTTTGGGGTTAATAAGTGAGGCGGTTGCTCCCGAGGCGCCGCCCGCTATCCCTCCCCGAGTATTTACTTCTGAAGAAGATGCAAGGGAAGCTGGTAGGCGTGAAGGTGCCGAAGGTGCTGCACTTCTTAAAGAAGTACTTGATCTGGGTAATGAAGATCCGGCCACATCCTCAAATAAAACCTCAAAACCAAAGGGCGGGAAGAAATAGCCCGCCCTTATTTCTGGCTATGGTAACAGTACTTGATATGATGAAGCGGTTTGAACGACTGGATTTACCAGCGGTTGTTGCCGAAAGTGTACAGGAAACAAAAACAGATTACCTGGAACAACAGCGACAGCAGCTATATGCTGGTAAGGATTCGGAAGGCAACTCAATAACGCCGTTTTACAGGCCGGCAACTATAACCAGGAAGAAAAAGAAGGGACAGCCAACTGACAGGGTTACACTAAAAGATAAAGGCGATTTCTATGACTCACTTTACCTGGATGCTATGAATTCCGGCGGATTCGATATAAAGAGCGGTGATCCCAAAGCGAAATGGCTATTCGATAGATATGGGCCGCAAATACTCGGCTTAGGCGGTGGCTTCCGAATGGTGTATGTGGAAGAGCTGAAACCAACATTATTCACAAGGGTGCGCGAAAGGCTGGGATTATGATATATACGACTTGCTCAGATCTTCCTTTAATCCGGTTCATCCGGTGTGTTTGCGACAATGACCTGAGACAGCTAGTTATTGAGGGTGAAGTGTCACCTGAAGAGCTTATAGATGGTTGGCAGTCGATTTACCAGGAGTATATTGAGCTATCTGGCGCAGCCGGTAACGATTACCAACTTAAGCTCACAGCTGAAATAAGCCAGCTATTTATCAAATATACAACTATCACCGAGGCTGTTGAATTATCTCGCAAATACCGATACGACGATATTATAAAGATGTTGAAGTCTGAGGGCTACAACTTCCAATTTAACCATAACGATCCGGAATCATATCACAAAGACCTTGACCGGGTTTTGAGTAGAGCAAAATCCCTTCTTGTTCAAAAAGAACAAAAGGAAGGGCAACTGGCAAAGATGCAGGAGGGGCAAAAAGGTGAGAAGATTACCCGCGCGTATTTCGATAACCGGTTAAATGCTCTTTCCATTCATTACAAGCACCATATCAATGAACATGAAATTACAGTAAGCCGCTATGTAGGCTTACTTAATCAATATTACAAAGACTGCGAAAAGCTAGATCAGCATGTCGGACGGAAGAATAGATAGCGTTATAAATGCCAAGAAGTGCCAAGAGGAGCTTGAAAGCGTCTACGCCGCTATGGGTAAAATAGCGGAGTTGATCATCAAGGTTAATGAGCTTGGTAAGGGTTTGAGTCTTAAAGGATTCAAAGAGGGATTTGATGCACTGAAACAGGCTGAATCTGGTATCCGGGAGTTGAACAAAGCAAAAGAAGAAGCAGTCCGGGCTGAATCAGAACTGAGGCAGGCGCTATTGGAGAGTAAAAAGGCCAACCAGGATTTAAAGAACGAGATTGAAGCGCTACGCCTGGCTGAAGCTAAGCGTCGAGAAGAGGCCCGTAGGCGTAAGGAAGAAATGAAGGGGGAGAAGGGCAGCATATTGGATCTCAGGGAGCAATTAAAGAAGCTACTGCAGACATGGGATGCTTATGGCGCGGCATCTCGTAAAGCTAACGGGAAGGTCCTTGAAGATATTAAGCGTGTATCAGCCGAGCTGAAGAAACTTGAAGCAGAAACTGGGCGCCATCAGAGAAATGTGGGCAACTATACCAGTACGCCGCAAATAGTTGGGGGTTTAAAGGGCCTACTCGGGCAATTCGGCATTGCCCTCGGTGCAGGTGCTATAGCAAAAGAAATATTTGATGTCACTGTAAAGCTGGATAGTATGAATGCAGCGCTTCGTGCTGTATCCGGTAGTGAGTCAGAATTTAGTAAGAACTCAGCGTTCCTGGTAGATGTCGCTGATCGGCTCGGGTTGAACATTCTGGACCTTACTCAATCTTTCAAAAACTTCTACGCTGCCGGCACACAGGCGGGGCTAACAGCTACCCAGACCAGAAACATATTTAATAGTGTTTCTGAAGTCGCAGCTAACCTGAAATTGTCCCAACAAGACGTTAACGGGATATTTACTGCATTTGGACAGATTGCGTCAAAAGGTAAAGTTCAGGCCGAAGAGCTCCGTGGCCAGATCGGTGAGCGTATTTCTGGTGCATTTGCTATTGCCGCCAGGTCAATAGGTGTAACCACTGCGCAGCTGGATGACATGCTAAAGAAAGGCCAAGTGGTAGCGGTTGACTTCCTTCCCAAATTCGCTAAAGAGCTGGAAAAAACGTATGGTATTGACAATCAGAAGAAGGTCGAAGGTCTGCAAGCTTCCATCAATCGACTGAGCAACACTTTTACGGACCTTGTAAGCGATAATCAAAGCGCATTAGGCAGGTTCTTTGGCATGATCATAAACCTGGCTAATGAAGCCTTGGTTTCGATCAACAACCTCGTTGCTGGCATAGTGTATGTATCGCTGAAGTTGACGGATAAAACTGCGGCTCAGGATTTCCTAAACGCTAAAGCTATAGACGAGTATGCAGCGAAGCTGAAGAAGCTACAGACTGACAATGTTATCGGTCAACGTAACGCAATAGACCAGCGCATTGAAATAACTGAAAATAGACTTCAAGGAAACCTCAACACAATCAAGAGCATACGGGATGCCTACGGCAAGAATGCCGATACGGTATACGGTGCTTTCTTACAACGCACTGAGAAAGTAGTTCAAGAGGATCAGGCCGCGCTTAGACTGATGGAAGCCCAGCGGCAAGCCCTGGTAAATGAGCTAAACCGCCGTTTCCCTGGTGAAGAACCACCGTCAACGACTAAGCCCGATGAAAAAGGGCCAACTAAAAAAGAACTGGATGCTGCAGCTCGCCTTAAGGAATTGCAACTTAAAGCGGAGATGGAGGCCAGGAAGATAGAGTTGCAGGAAGCCATTGATTCACAGAAAGAGATCTTTGAGAATGAAAAGGTGGCTTACGAAGATCGCCTGGTGGCTGCTGAAAACTACTTCACCTTAAAGAACTTACTCGCTAAAGAAGAGGCGGATGGAGAAAAGAAAATACTTGATGTTGAAATCAGCCGTGGCCGGGCAACAGCTGCCCAGAAAGTCACAGTGGATAAGAAAGCTGCTGCGGAGCAGGCTCAAAATAGACGTGAACTCGGGAAGATAGTAGTTGACATACTGAAGGATAACGCAGATAAGGAGACCAAAGAGATATTGGCTGCTGCCGAAAGGCGGAAAGCTGAACTAGAAAAACAATCACAGGATGAACTAGCAACCAATCAGAAATTATATGAGAGTGGTAAGATCAGTAAAGATCAATATGAGCTTGAAAAGCTCCGTATAGAGAATAAATACAAAATATTATCTCTGCAGGCCGAATACGAGTATACAGAGCAGATTATCAAGTTAATGAAGCTGCGAGGCGAAGATACAACCGCCCAGGAAACTGAACTGCTCAATATCAAAAATAAGATCAGGGATTTAGACCGTGAATATTTTGAGAAATCAGAGAAAGAAAAAACAGCCGCGCATAAGAAAGAACTAAAAACCAGGGAAGATTTTGAAAAAGAGTTTGCCAAAAAGGTTAAAGACCTACGGCAAGAACTAGGAGAGTCGGTAGGTAAGATAATAGATGGAATATTTGATCGACAAAAGAACCGTCTTCAGGAAGAAATTGATCTGATAAGCCAGCGGCAGGAAGCAGAGGTGGCCGCTGTTAATGCTTCTTCTGATTCTGAAGAAGAAAAAGCGCATAAGATCGCCGTTATTAACGCTCAGGCTGATGCCCAAAAACAGGCTCTGGAACGCAGGCAAAAACAGTTTGACCAGCAGAAAGCCAGATTTGAAAAGGCAAAATCTGTAGTAGAAATAGTGGCTAATACCGCAATAGGTGTGGCGAAAGCTTTTGCTGATTATCCCTACTTCTTGGCTGCGCCATTGGCAGCCGTAATTGGTGCAATAGGTGCCGCTCAGCTGGCAGCAGTGTTGGCGCAACCCATACCAAAATATAAAGATGGTACTGAAGATCACCCAGGCGGCTTGGCGCATGTAGGGGATGGTGGTGTACATGAAGTTATTCAATCGCCAGACGGGCGGGCATGGGTAACGCCGGCATCGGACACCATTATGAATATACCAGCCCATTATAAAGTCCATCCTTCAGTAGGTGACTACCTGGCAGCAGCCGGCGCAGGAGCAATGCGGCCATTGCCTGCCATTGACAGCACGTCCGCAAGCGTTGATAGAATGACAAAGGCCGTCCTGGATGGATTCGG